AAAACTATGAAAAAGATATTAATGGTATTGTAACTGGACTTAAATTTCCAGATGATGTAAATACATTATATCTTGCAACTGGTAAGGATCTAAACGTTTCAGATGTTGGTGAGATTAATACTGAAGTATTAACAGATTCTGAAGTAGCTTGTATTAGTTATGCATCTACAGGCAAATACAAAAGAGCAATCTGGAGTGTTATGTCTAGTTGGGATGATACAGATAACTTAGAAGCTAAGTTTAATGAACAAGTTAAAAAAGGTTATCCTAAAAACTACAAGAAGAAATCTGAATTAGAATCACATGTTGAAGAAATTCTTACGGGGAAAACATATGAAGCTAATGAAGTTCCCTTCTAAATGAAAGCAAAAGAAATTGTTTTACGTTGGGTAGAAACTCAATTTAAAAGAAAAAGAGTCTTCTATAGTTTTGATTTTGAAAATGAAATTGTAAATTATGGAAGACTTGCTCATCAAAAAGTGCATACCCCAAGTACTTATTCTAGAACATTTAGAGATATACGTTCTAGTGATGTATTAAGCAGAAGAGGAATACAACTAATACCAGTTAAACATGGTGAAAGTAAGAGTAAAGGATGGAAAATAGAAAAGCTATAATAGAAATAGTAGAAGGAAGTATTTCAAATAGAAATATAACAATACCTCTAGAAGACTATAAATCTATAGTAGAGAAAAATGCATGGAAAAAAGAAATGTATCGTTCTTATTATTCCTTTGACGAAACCTTCCATGAACATGTTATCAACAATAAATCTGTAAAAGGATTTAATGGACTTGTTTATTTAGATGATATAGTTATAGATATAGATAAAGGAGATATAGCCGATAGTAGTTTTCAAGGTTATCTTTTAGATTGTATATCACAATTATTAGATAAAGGAATAATGGCTGATGACATAAATGTTTGGTTTAGTGGTAGTGGATATCATATTATAATAAGAAATGTCTTTGGATTGCAACCAAGTAAAGAATTACATACAAAATTAAAATATACAATGAAAAAACATTTTGATTTTGGTGATTCAATTTACGATAAGACAAGGATTATACGATCAGAATGGTCTTCTAATAAAAAGACTGGACTATATAAAGTATATATTCCTATTGGTTTATTACAAGATATAAACTACAATGAAGTAAAAAGAATTGCATCTAGTAAATCAAATTATATGAAGTTTCAAAAGAAATATCCAGGATTTTGGGATAATCTATTTAAAGAACAACAACAATTTGATCCATATTTGCAATCAATGGTAATAGCATCACCTACTATTATAACACCTAGTGAAAATAGTAATAAAGGTGATGTAAGTACAGTTGTATCTTGTATGCAACATGTATTTAACGAAGGTCCAATTAAAGGATCTAGAAATATGAAACTAATGAGAATGGTAAGTTCTTATAAAAGAGCTGGTGTACCTTTCCTTGTAACATTAAATGGAATGTTTACATGGGCAAATAGCACCTTACCAGACGATGAAATTGAAAGATCAGTTACTAATGTTTATGAAGGTAACTATTCTTACAGTTGTAATGACCATATTATGTCAGAATATTGTGATCCAAAATGTATATACTTTAAACGTAAAGATTATACATTAGAAATTAACAGTATTGACAAATTAGAATCAAACTTAAGAACTTATATTAAAGAAGACTTAAGTCAACGTTCTATTGATATGGCTGATATATTTAAAGTACCAAAGTATCGATTAAAACCAGGTGAACTAGTTGTGTTTTCAGGTGATACAGGTATGGGGAAATCAGCGTTTATTCAATATTTAGTTACAAAGGCAATGAAAGACTGCCTGTATCTATCTTTGGAAATGAAAGAAGAATTAACTTTTAGAAGGTTTGCTCAAATGGCAATAGGAAAAAGTCAAGAATGGATTGATAAGGAATATTCAACTAATCCAGACTTCACATTAACAGATAAATTAAAACATATCAAAATATTGACTATAGCACCAAGAATAGATGCAGTAAAGAAAATTGTTGCAGAATATAATCCAAACGTATTAGTATTAGATACTACAGATGAAATACAAGTTGAATTTAATAGAGGAGAAATAGAAAAGCAAAATATTATTATTGATGGCTTAAAGCAAATTGCTCAAAGAAATAATATAATAATTATTGCTATATCTCATTTAAATAAGATAAGTGCAGCATCAAATGTAATAACTCTTCATTCATTGAAGGGATCATCTAATCTAGTACAAAAAGCTGATAAAGTATTAGTTATTAAAGGTGAAAGAAACGAGAAAGTTAGAACTATTACATCTGAAAAATCAAGAGATGAAGATAGATTCGAAATGACTTGCTTCTTTGAGACTAATGACTTTACTTTTAAGATATTAAAATAAAAGAAAGGTGAGTACAATATGTTTGAATTAATAAATAATACCAACGAAGATGTATGGATATTAGGTTTTAGGATATGGATATTTAAATTCCTAGTATCTTATACAAACCTAACAGGTCATAGTTTTTCATTTTCATTCTTTATAGGAATCTTTAAATTAGTGTTTCAATTTGGAACAGTAGGTTTAAAGTTTGATAAAGTGAACTTAGGTACATGGTATGACTCATAGAAATAAAATACGTGGTAACAATCTTGAAAGAGAATGTGTTAATATCGCTAAAGAGGAAGGGCTCTCTGCAAAGAGGGCCTATGCCTCAAATGGTTTAGCACTAGGAAAATCTGAACAAGTTGATTGTTTGGTAGAAGGATATGCAATTCAAGCTAAAATGAAAAAGAAGATTGCACAATGGTTATATCCTAAATACCATGCAGACGATGTAGATATCGTAGTAACACGTATGGATCGCAAGGAAGCATTAGCTATAATACCATATATAGAATGGATAAGATTAATTAAAATAGAAAAGGAGATGAAAGAATGAGTAATCAAACATTACAAGTAACAATGGAACAATGGGAAATTTTAGAGGAATCATTATCAGAATATGGAATCTTTGCAAATGACGCAGATAATCATTATGCAAACGTAGCATCTAATCTAGTTTTACAAGATTTCCATAATCAAATAAGTAAAAATAGAGGAGACAAAAATGGTAAAGATAAATCTTGAAGCAAAAGAAGTAGAATTAATTGTATCTATAGCTCAGAAGATTATAATAGAGATGGATAAACCAGATCCTCAAGAGATCATAGATATGAAAGCAGATAAAGATAAAGATTATGCTATGGATAACATGATTAGAGAATCAGAAGATCAACATGATATGACTGGACGTCCAGGGCCAGGAAATTGTGAGTGTCATGATGGTTAAAAAGAAAACAGAAAATCGTTTAGATTTCTATAACCCAGCAGAATTAATGATTGTTAAAGCAGCTCTATTAAATTATAGAAAAGCACCTTTCGTTGGAGAAACAGAGAAAGAAATGATTGAAGAAATATTAATGAGAATTAATAAAGATAATTAAACAATTATTCCCTTTCTTAAAGCAGATTATGAGGATCTGAGTGGTTAAGTCCACGCTTGTCATCTGTTAATTAATAGGTTTATTTAATAAATGTTTAATAAACGATTGATTGCAAATACTGTTTGGTTGGCGTCAAACATTATTACTTCAATGAAAGGGAATAATAAATTAAAAAGGAGAAATTATGGAATGTACAATATGTATTAATGGAGTTCCAGCATCAGAACCAATAGAAACTGATACTAAAGGTCTTTACATAGCATTATGCACAGGATGTAAAGATTGGGGAGAATTTATAGATGAAGATTACGAAGAAGAAGAAGAAAAATAATAATTATGGCAAGTATACCTACTAATATCTGAGCTATGTTATCGTAAAGCATAGTTCAGGTTGCCTATGAAAGGAGATATAAGTAATGGAATTTTTATGTTCTAGTTGCGGGGCTTGTTGTAGAGCCGCTGGTAAAATGGATGGAGCTAAATATGGTTTACCAATAAAAGAGGATGGGAGTTGTGCTAATTTAATAGGCAATTTATGTTCTATATATGATAAAAGACCTAATATTTGTAGAATAGACGTAATGACTCATAAAAAAGAATTTCAAAGCAGAAAAAGTTATTATATTGAGGCAACTAAAGCTTGCCACAATTTAATAGACAACGAGGGATTAGATAATAGTTATAAAATAGACATTAAAAAATACGATTAAATAAGGTAATAAAAAAATTTTTAATAAGAATGTTCAACAAAAAACAACGGCGTACGTGTAGGGCTAATTATGACCCTTATAGGTCGTCTTCTGTAAGAACATCATCAGTATCATCTTCCTCTTTATCAGGTCTATTACCTAATCTACCAAGAGCGTGTATAGGAAGACCCAATCCAAACTCGAAGGCCATCTCTGGAGTCTCTATTACTTTAAGTCCATCTCTTACAACCCTACCAAATGGAAATGCTGTAGCTGCAGTATACTTGACAAATGAATCCCAGTCATTATTAATAATACTTGTTATAGGTTGTAATACAAATCTTCCTATAGGAGGTGTTACAATACTTAATGGTGATAGTAGTGGATGACCATATTGATTGTAGAAGGCTCTTTCTTTTTCCTCTTGACTACCATACATTAAATGAGAGAAATCTACCATCCAACTCATTGGAGGCGATAATGCGTATTCAAAGATACTTGCTGCAAATACAGTACTAAGAGCAGAAACCATTAAATCTGCACTTAATTGTCTTTCAAATTTTTTGTTAGCATCAAAATCTCCATAACCTTCTGTAATCATACGATCTGATATAATGTTAGCTCTTCTTCGAATACTATTCCAACTATAAGGATGGAAACGTGTCATTACTTTACCCATATTACTGTTAGAAAAATTAGGTCTATTAGTAGCATGATAAATAAATTGCGAAGCTTCGATACCTTTTTGTGCAAACTCTAATAAGAATTGCTCAGAAACTTCTACACGACCTCTACTATCTGTAAATAAATCTCTACCCTTAAGGTAATGTGAAATAGCAGTCTTTAAACGTAAATGTCTTTCAGTTGTTCTCATAAAATAAGCACCTTTGTCTAACATAAACTTACTAATACCAAACTCTTTAGATGCTTCACCAAAGGTTAAGTGTTTATTTACAAGTTCGTTACGTTTTTCTTTATTAGTTTTATTTATTTCTTTATTTTTTGTATAGACAGGTAATTGTTTAAATCCTTCAACAATCTTAGGACCAATAACATTTACAAAACCTTGCCAATCAGTTTTATTACTAGGTTGCATCATTACTAATTCTTTTAATATGTTAGCTTCCAAGAAACCAAAACTTTCCATATAACTATGTACATCATTCATATCTTCAATAGGTTCATCTGTAAATTTTTGTTTCTCATTATCATACTTTTTATATGTTTTTCCTTTAAATATTTCATTAACTAGATATTCTTCCTGAAAAGATTTCAGATAAAAATTAAATCCTACATCAGAAATTAAATTAGTAGTACCACCATACATGTTAGCAAGAGCTGATTTAGGGTGAGAAAGTAAAGCCATCATTTCAAACTTACCTTCCATATCTGCAAACCAAGACAGTTTATCTACCATAGCTTTATGTCTCGCAGTAGGATCTTTAGGTAAACTTTTAAAAATTTGTATTCTACCATCTGTTAAGTGTCCTAAAGCTTTATTAATTCTTGACTCTGCACGTAACATTACATTTCCTACAGCTTCATCACTATAGAAATTTCTAAATGATTTTCTTATATTGGTAATATCTATATTATCAGTATTAGCTTCTTTTGTACCAGTCTTATAAATAAAATCATTTCTATATTCAATAGTTTTTGCTCTAATCATTCCTACAGAGCTTTGTGATGGATCATATTGAACAGTTTTTCCAGATTGTAGTTGAATTATATTTTCTGCATAATCTATATGGGCAATTTTATTTCTTTTAATAAGTGTCCCATTTCTTAATCTGTACTCACCATATAATTCTTTTAGCATTCGAGATTTTTTATTAGTCTTTTCTGTTTTAAACTTATTATTTAAATTAAATCTTAACTGTTTTTTTACTTCAACAGTTGCTTTTGAAGTATTTATTTTATCCAATTTGGTCTTGAGTATATCAGCAGTTTCATTGAAACGATACTTTTTGTAAAGCTTTTTTTCCATATTATTAATTTCGTTTTGTGAAGGCCTAGTATACATTCTAATGTCATTAATAAGCTTTGCATCTACAACATCATATTTTGGATTTTCTTTCATAAAGTGTAAACTATATCCAGAGTCGGCATATTCCATTAACATAGTCATATCCTTGGAAGTAACACCATTCAATTCTAAGCTTCTTGTACTAGGCATATTCATATATCCTTTAGTGATATCTATTATTTTATGCAACCATCTTCTTCCAACATCAGGATCAATTCTTTTATTACCAGGGAGTGTGTTATACTTAAAGTTTCTAATATGTAATCTAGATATTAATGCAGCACGTTGACTTGTCACTCCCAATGAAGCTGTTTTTAAGTATCTTCTATAAGCTTCTAACGACGTATCATATCCTTCTACAGGGACTGGTGCTCTTTTTCTAGTTGGTGCTATCTTTCCTACTCCTGGAGACGAAAGTGCACCTCTTCTTGTAGATAATCGAGAAACTCTATCAAAAGCAACTTGATCGTAAAAAACATTATTATATTGTTCTGGATTATTTACAAGTTTATTTACCATATTATCGTATAATCTTTTAGCAGCTTGTTCTATTGTCAGATATCCTTGTTCTACTGATCTAGAAATCTCGGAACTTTCTTGCATTAATTGACTTTCTGTTAGTCCAAGTTTGCTATCATATCTACCTACTACTTCACCTCTTTTAAATGCTTCAATATCTATTTCATTAAATTCTGTATAGTACTCTCGTGTTTTAATGTTCTGAAGCTTACCAAAGAAACGTAAAGTCTCTCTAGGTATATGTTCATTTTGTATAAATTTTATATGCTCTTTAGTATTAGGGTGTGCTAATGGGTGATATTTAGTACTAAATCTTACACCATCTACATCTTCTTGTCCAATAAAACCAATTTCAGTGTCTGCTACTTTAGATAAGTTTGTTTCTCTAATAAATGTTTGTAATTCTTCATATTTAGTTACATTCATTTTTGTATCCGATTGAGTTCTTTTTAATTTAGCATAGTCTAAACCAACGCTACCATCTTTTAATATTGTACCAAAAGTTTCTGTTGCCATATCTAAGATATCTAATTGAAATTCAGCCCAAGTTAAATCTTCAGCGTGAAAATGCTTTCTAACAACCTCTTTTCCTTGTGCTAATCTTCTATCATTTAAGTTTACACTTTCTATAAACATTAATCTATCTGGTTGAATAACTCCATGTTTATCCATAAACATTTCAGACATAGCTTGATGCATATATTGAGGTGACTCTGTTGAAATTCTATCCTTAGCAGAAACATTGTAAAATTTATTAAAATCAAATACACCGCCACGGAAATTACCTTGAACTAACTGCTTTCCACTTAACATAGTTTTTAGAACTACATGATTACTAGTAAATAAAACATTGTATGCATCTGTCATAATCTTAGTTTGTATATCTTTAATATGTTCTACCATATCTCTAGGAGTATAATCAAATTTCTTATCAGTACCTCTTTCAACAATTCTAATTTTGAAATCAGAATCTATATCATTTAAAAGCTTTCTATACTTCAATATATTCTTTCTTAAATTAGCTATAGACCGATCTGCTTCTTTAGGTCTAGGTCCTTCTTCTCTAACTGCTTCATTACCTTTTAATCCCATTTGTCTTTCAAAGGCTGCTAAAGATTCTACTACTGGTTGTATTTTTTTATAGTCCTTATAATTTTCTGCTCTTATATAATCCAACCTAGCATTAAACTCTTCTTCTAGTGCTGCAAATAAAGTAATACCAGCTGTGTGTGATCTACCAATAGATGTTGCAATACTAGAAGAAGTACCAGTAGGATATCTTATACCCACTTCCGTAAAAATACCATCTTTAACAACTTGAGCAGTACCTAGGGTGTATACTTTTTCCACTTTTTCTAGTATCTTACTTACTTCTGATGGAAATAGTAAGTCTGTATCAAATTCAGGTGGCATTAATTTTGAACCATGTTCTTTTTCTAATACACTAATTTCTTTTATTAGTTTTCTATGTATAGTTTTTCTAGCACCCCACTCTTTCCATCCATCTAAATAACGATTCTCTAATATGTTACTAAATATTCTTAAGTGATTGTAATCTACTTCTTCTATACCTTGCTTAGATACAACATCTAATTTTTCAAATGCTTTTAAGTAGATACCAGTAAGATCCATTACGTGTGATGTCTGTCCATGCTTAACCATTCTCGTAACAATATCACCCATTCTATCTAGTTCATGAGTAAGAGCCTCGGGTGTCATTTTATACTTACTTATTATCTTTTCTTTTGATTTTATTTGAGAAGCAATTTCTTTTTTAAAGTTAGCTGCACTACCTAATGCTTCCCAATCTAGTAAATCTGTAGCAAATTTTCCACTAAATTTAATATCAACATCTACTAAAGTACCAGGGCCATCTTTATCACTAAAAGGTTTTGGTTTTTCAAGTGTTGTTATAGAAAACAATCTTTTAGATCTGCTTTTTCCAGTACCGCCTTGTAATGTTGAAAGTATTTTTTCTTCAAATGCATAAATATCTCTTTTTACTTCTCGAGATATAGCTGCATTACGCATCATATTGTTTTGACCCTTAGGTTGAAAGTTTCTAGCTTCATACTCATACCTACCTAACTTTTCTCTTAACTTATAGTATTCTCCAGCATCATCATCGCTCCACTTATTTTCACGTTGTTCTCCTCTAGCCTTTATTCCATTCTTCCATTTTACTAAATTTTCTAACCTATCTTTCACACTAATCCATTGTTTTTTTCTTTTTTCAAATGCAGCTCTTTGTATTTCAGGCATAGTATTATAGTTAAGCTCCATAAATGGACTAGCTTCATGCCAGTATTCAAATAGCTTCTCAACCTCTCTATTAATAAGGTCTTTATGACTTTTTGGTATTGTACCTTTACTTTGTTTAATTGTTTTCTTAGCATAAAAATCTGTTAATGCTTGCTTTAAATACTTCTTACTCATTAGAACTGTTTCTGGATAAGTCATTTGATTAGGATCATTTTTTGAATTAGCTCCAAACTTTTTTAATTTAGCATTAGCTTGACCACTAAACATAAATTTTTGTTGTTGTGCTGTATGTATAAGTTGGTGTACAAAACTATCTAACACATTTCTTTTCATACCATAGTGGTCTTCTAATGCTTCAGCTATAGTTTTTTCTTTAGTTACGTTATCACCTAGAACTTTATGTGGTTCATCAAAAAACTTATAGGTTTCTTCTACAGCCTTTACTACTCTTATTGTAGCCATTTTATTATACAAAAAATGAGGATGATCTTTTATGGCTTCTTCTTCTGATTTTATTAAAGTTTTAGGATTAAAAAATAAATTTTTAAAGTAACTATCATTTTCTATTCCAAATGCTCTAGCGTAAGGATCTTTTGCCAACGCTTCATTAAGCATTGCTACTATTTGAAACACATTGTCTTTTTCTAACCCAACCAATGGATCTATAGTTAAGTTTAAATTTTTTGTATATGATGCTATTTTACTTGCCATAGTGTCTAAATCTCCATGTAAGTCAAGCATTTCTTCTGAAATTTGCTCGTAAGTAGGTCCTTTTTTCTTTAATCTAGCTTTAATAGTAGCATTATGAAAGTCATTAAATTTTCTTACAGTAGCATTGTCTAATGGTATATCATAAGAATTAGTAAAATGTTTTCTTACTTTTTTCATAACTGCATGAGCATCTTCTAATTTTGTAGTTTCTGCAGCGTCGATATATCTATTACCAATAGCAGCATTCATTCTAGCTATTTCTTGCCATATTTCAAGCTTTTGATTTTGAGATAAATCTTTTCTAGACTGTAAGTGTAAATCTGTTATTTGTTTTATTTGTGTAAACCCATTAAATATAATACCAATAGAATCTTTACCGTAAGTAGCAGAGTCTGCAGCCTTTAACTTATTACTAAAAGAAAGTATTCCATAAGGATCACTACCAGCTAATTCCATATCAACTACGCCTCTAATAAATTTATCGTCTTTCAATTCATAATCTTCAACAGGGTTTTTCCAATCTTTTGCAAACTCATATTGAACGTGATCTTGTCTATAACCTTTTTTTATTCCTTCAGGCATACCCCATGACAAGTGAGCAGAATCAATGTCTTTGTCAGCACCACCCATCATATTATCGTTACGAGAATTTGTAATTAATGAAAAACCTTTACCACCTTTTCCACCAGCAAATCCAACAAATTTTAATGCTCTCATATTTCCAGCTGTCATAACAGGTGAACGATTTATAATAGCATATTGAGAATCCCTCCATGCATTCAATTGTTCTGCTGACATATCTGCAACTCTTGTATTACTCATATTTAAACTTAATACGTCTTTCATGGTCATCCACCATGTATCCAATCTTATGTTCTTACCAGTGTCAGGATCCTTTACTTTCATTTGTTTAGCACCAGACCATAGCATAAACTCATCATCTGCTAATCCTTTTTCAGCACTACTATATTTTTGTTTTCTTAAAGAGTATTTCCAATCGTAAGGTCCTAAAATTACTGCATAACTATTACTTACTTTTGGTCTTATGATACGTGACATTATATAATTTCTTAAAGTTTTTTGTACAAACTCTGCAGTACCTCTAGATTGTAAAGCAGCACAAGACCAATTAGCATCTGCTAAATGTTGCCCAACATGTCGTTCTGTTACTCTTTTAAACTCGCTTTGTTCTGAATCTAAGAATTGACCATGCTTGTTTTCAAAATATAAATGCTTTAATATGCTTCTAAATGCTTCACTTTTAGTTCTTGTAGTCATAATTTTATCAATGGTAGCAATATCAATTTGATCTATATCTAATCCTTCTAAATCTCTACCACCTTTAAGCTTTTTACCTTTATGCTTTTTTTGACCTAATCTTTTAATAGCTTCTTTAGTTACTTTAATATCTCCCTTTATACCAGAATCCATCAACTCTACCCAACTATCATGAAACTTTCTACCAATGTCTGTTGATGGATCAAACTGAACACTATTTGCATTTAAAAACATTTGTTGCATAATATTTAATTTACCAGTAACGTTTATTTTTTCACGAACATCTATGTTCCAATTAAAATCTTTTGTCTGAACTTTAAACTTATTAGGAGCGTCGGGGTATATACCTTCTTGATCTATAGTTTTTTTACTAGCATCATACATTTCAGCATTTAAGAGATTTGTTTCTAAGCCGTATTTGTGTTTAGCAGCAGAAGTATACATCATAAATTGAAGATTTTCTTTAGTCATGTATTTCATATCAGCTTTATCGGCTCTTGCGTAAGCAAACTTACCTATAATTAAACTTCTATTCCCTGCGTCGTTTCTCGCCCCTTCAGACGTCTTTAAAGGCTTAGAATATAAGGTACCCTTAGACATACCAGAAGAAGCATCATTACCCATATACCTAACTAACTTATCAAATATTGTAGCATTTAATATTATAGTACCATCAGTTTCTGATGCACGAATTCCAGAGTTTAAGTCTTCTAATAGAATACCATTCATGTCATTATCAGGTAAACCTAATCTAGTACCATCTAAGAATGGTATTTCAGCTTTGTCTATTTGATTTAAATACTTTTGAAACTTAGCAGGACTTTGATAGTCACCAGTACGTTCAGCTTGTAAGTACTTAGCAATGTATTTTTTAAATGTTGTTATTCTACTAGGATCTAATTGTTTATTATTTTCTATTATACCCATATCACGCATTCTATATATCATCGTAGCAACTGTATTAACTTTTGTTTTTAAATTAGCAGTACCCTTAACGCTATTTTTATACCAATCTTTACCTACATCTGTTTTTATAGCTTCCCTAACAATAGTATTATAAACATCTGCTATGTTTGCGTCAGTCCAATGTCCTTTTTTACCTTCAGGAGACCATGGGAAACTTCTAATTTCAACTCTACCAGTATCAGCTATAGCTCCATATATAAATTCTCTATTTGCATTTAAGTCATTTTCAAAAGCATACCAATCTTTTTCGGATACATACGGCTCAACAACAGGTTTTCCTTTTATATAGGTAGTTTTTCTAGCAAAAGGTGATACATACACGGGTTTCCCACCTTGAGTAACAACCATATAGCTTATGCTTTTAGCTCCCATATTAGTAAATCCTTTAAAATCATCTCTTCTACCTGAAGTTAATTTTCCTAAAGTATTACCTTTAGGATCAACAGGTGGAATTATTCTAGCATTACCTAGTTTTTTTTCATCACCTTTTTTTATAGGATCGGTAAAATCTATAACAAAATCATTTATAACAGGTCTGTAATTATCAAACCTAAGACCTACTCTTCTAGCTTCCTTTATATCATTTGGGGTAAATTTAGTTAAAGGATATTTTCTTTTTACAGAAGCTACAAATTTATCTATATCTATATGTTTAACGCCTCTACTATCTTTAAAGAAACTTTTCTTCTTTACACGATTGAATGTTCCAATTATATCTCGAAAGAAAGTTTCTTGTGTTATGTCGTAGCCTACTGTATCTGCAACACGCTTTGATAGTTCAGTTAAACTATGTACAGGAAAGTCAACTTCATTACCTGGGGTTAAGTTATGCTTAAAACTATTTTCTCCTGTTAAGATAGTTAAATCTATGTTTTGAGAAGGTTTATAAGGAAGTATGTCTATATTAGGCGTATAGTCATCATGAGTAATTTTTTCTTTTAAAGCTACTAATGACTGTAATAAACCAAGTTTACCTTCTTCTTTACTCTTACCTTTTAATGCAAGTTTGATTTCTTCTTGAGTAATCTTACCACTTTTTTCTAATTTTTTAACCATTTTTAAAATTTGCAAACCCATTTCATCGCTAATAATTTCTTTACTAGTTAATTGCTGTTGTCTTATAGCTTCAAAGTGATTAACCCAGTATAGTTGATAGTCTTTAGATTCAGATGTAAAGAACTCCTCTCTTTTTAATATTTCTACTTGTTCTTTTACAGACTTAGTTCTATCAAAACGATTTGCATGAAGATTTATATCTTTAGTAGCTCTACTTTGCCACGAAGGTCTAGCATTAACACTGAAAAATACACCCATTAATGTTTCATATATTTGCTCTTCTACGGGGTAGTCGTTCATAGAAGATACAATACCACCGTATCCAGCACCAGCTGTCCCTCTTACCATAGTATTTATAAACTCAGTAGCTTCTGCTGTATTTTTAGTAGCTAAAGTACTAGCTGTTTTTCTTATAATATTCTCACCTACTTTTACTAGTGCAGGATTAGTAGATGTCATTAGTTTAGATATGTTTCCATATTGACCTATAGTACCAAAGATACCTCCAGCTATACCCCCATGCATACCAGCCATAGCCATATCTTTAACACCTTCCCAAGACATACCACCTTCATTTCTAGCTGCTAATGGATGTTGAGAAAAAGCCATTAGTAATCCAACGTGACCAGCTTCATGTAGTATTCTTGATACTCCTTCTTTACTAAATTGACCTAATAATAATCCACTAGTTATAGCATTTAAAGCAACACCTTTATTTTTTCCAAGTGCTGCAATACCTTGCATTTGTACTATCTCTGCTAATTTCCCTGGTATAGATTTTAAATCATATATAGCTCTATTAGCTACAGGGTCTAACATAACAGGCTGATTAGAACGAAATGGTTTTAATAGAGTAGTATCTGCTAGTCTTCCTATAGATCTTTGCAACCTATCACTACTAGATGCATACCTATTCGACTTTGCTACTAATTTATTACCCAGATTAACTAAAGATTTACTTGATTCTGCAGCACCACGGCTTACTAGTGCCTTACCAACAGTAGCTGTTGCACTTGTTAACATTCTAGCTCCACCCATCATAATACCTGGTGCTAAACCTAATAAGTGAGTAACATTATTTACTATTTTTTCCATAGGAGTATCAGGCTTGTCAGCAATTCCAAACGTAGTAAAGCCTTCAATAAGACCAGAGACTGCTTGTTTAATAATACCGTCTGTTGCATCTGAATTATCTATAGGTATACCAAGTTCAGAAAGTTTCGTTTCTAAAAATCCTATAGAGTCTTGATCTAGAAAAAGTGCATTTGAATCGTAATAGTTTTTTAAAATATTACCATATGTAACTTCATTTAAACGTCCAGAAGCTAAACGTTCGTTTAGTCTTGTAATATAAGGGTTTAACATTATATATTATTTTTCTAAGGTATCTCTTAATTGATATAACTGATTCAGTCTACTATTATAATAGTCTACATCATCATCAAAACTTTGACGTGCTGAAAACGTTGCAAGACTTTCTGCTGTTTCTATACCAGTACTAATTAAATCAATAGCTTGATTTACCGAAGGTGCATCTGGATTCATTGTTTTTACCTGTAATACGTCAGCTAATCCTACATTTAATAAATTGTATTGAGTTTCAAATGCTAGTTTTGAAGTATCAGCACGTCCTCTATCTTTTGTTAAGAACCTTTTAGCTGTTTCAAGACTAAATCCTTGGTTTTCACTTGGATCAAATTTCTCTCCTAAAAAATTTACTTGTCCTAAAGCTACCATAGAATCATAACCTGCTCTTTCTAAATCTTGTTCAGTCTTATATTCAATTTCTCTCATTGATTGCTCACCACGTAATGCTTGCAAATTCAAATTAGATATAGCTCTTAACGCTTCCATATTGTAATTATTCTCATGTCCCATTGTAGCTAGAGTTACATCGTCTGCATGCTTTTCTCCCAATAAGAATGATTGTAAGCCTGCTGTAACACTAGCTTGCTCTTGCAACAACTCTTTTTCTGCCGATGTTTCCATGTCTAACTTTTCTTCAAAGCTAGGTTCCTTAACTTGTTTCATTAATCCTGATACGCTAGACGTAGCACGTGATAACGAATCTAAAAATGCTTCACTGTAACTTGCCATTATACTGTTCCTCCTAACCCAGATGGGCTTGTATTAAAGTTAGCACCCATACTTGGTATTGAATACCCTCTTTGTGATGCTGTTTGTTCTAAATTTAATAATCCTACTTGTACTCCTCTTAAATCACTTTCAAAACCTTGTGTTAATGAAGACATTTGTTGTTCAGCTCCTAGTCTTTGACCAGATAATTGAGTTTTGAAAGAAGAATCTAATCTATTACTTTGTTCTTGTGCACCACCACCATAAGACAGTCCAGTACTACCCACCAAAGAGTCCATAGCACTTCGTTCACCTTGATAACCTTGTATAGCTCCTTGTTGTCTTATACTAAACTCTTGTCTTCCAAAGCCCGCTCTATCTTTATAATCCTGTCTTAAACCGCCAATACTACTAATTAAAGATTTTTGTGCATTTATAGCATGTACTCTTTCTCTAGCTCTACGTCTTCTTTCTTCTCGTCTTCTTTTATTCATACCTATCTTACCTAAGATAGCACCTCCTACTGCAAAACCTATACTAATTGGATCCATAATTATTCCTCCTCATTCATTTTTTTAGCAATTATAGTTTGACTAAAAGGTTTAATTGTTAAGTCTGGACTAATAGAATTTAACCAAAATAAACCACCAAAGCTAGGAGCAATTGCTTTAGATGCTTCTCTTTTTGCTTTATCATGTTTGCTAATTTTTTCTGGTACGCCATATAGTTCACCAGGTTGACCTGTTCCTTTTAATGAAGGATCTTGTGGTACTCCTGTTTCTTCTTCTTGCATATCGTCAAGTAACATTTGACTAGGTTCATCTGGTGTTCCAAATAACTCACCAGGCTGACCTGTACCTTCTAGCATTGGGTCAGTGTTAGTTCTAAGTGAATCTGATTGTGCTACTGTATTCTTATTGTTAGCCATTTTTTTTCTCCTTTAATAACTCTATTGCTTCTACAAAATCTTTTACCCTTACAGGTGTTTGTTCCTTCCACGTAGACGGTTCTTCGTCTGGTGGATTCTTATATAATAATTCTTTTATAGCATCATCATAATACTTACACTTTAATAAATGCCAAGTAGCTGGAAACTTACGATGCCAACTAGTACCAAGTTGATAATTAACAGAAACTAAAGCTATCTTAAAATCTTCATCATCTAATTCTAGTAATCTCATTTGCTTACTAGCACTATCTAATGCTGTCTTTACATCCTTCTCAAACCACTCATCTATAACATTTTTTGGTACTAAAGACTTTACTGGATACTTTTCTTTTTCTTCCTTTGATAATAAATGTCCAATACCACAAGTCTGTTTACCTACTACATCTAGATAAACACTTTGTTTATATCCCTCTCTTAGTTTTAAATGTTCAAAAAGCTTATCCATAAACTTATTAGAACTTCTAAATCTATCTGGTATTAAGTTCCACATTGATCTAACCAGCTCCACCACCACCACCAGAATTGTTTTTTTGTTCTCTTTTCTTTTTCCAAAATTCTAATAGACCACCATCTCCTTTAATTTCCGCATCTTTATCTTTAGCTTTATTCCACCACTTTCCTAAATACCAACTGTTATCTTCGGTGGTAGATGACCCTTGAACTGGACCTACAAATCCTTCTCCTGGTAGATGAGGACCAACAAACTCTGGATAGTTTTTAACAGAAGTACTTGGTTTCGTTGCACCATCTCCAGATGGGTTGTCATTAACTCCCTCTAAATACATAGATACTATAGTTTTATGACTTAAGCCATCATCTTTTTGAGTTTTATACAAAGCTTTAGCTTCACCCTTACCAGTTTCACGCCAAGCCTTTCTTGCCTCTTTTCTGCTTTTCCCCGAAGCCATCTCATTAGTCATATGATTTTTTCTTACTTTAGAACGATAACTAAAACCTTTCATACCTTCATTTATAGAAGATACAGTACTACCAATTTGAAGACCCATTTCTGCCCCTGAAGCCATTGCAGTAATATTATCTAAGTTACGTATAGTCCTACTATCTTCTATACGTTTATTCATTTTTCTTTCTTCTTCTGCTGTGTTTGCATCAAATTGTGCCATTGCTACATCTGTTCTACTTGCCATTATGCTTTCTCCAATTGTGTTTTAAACCACGATCCTTCTACTTTATAATATAGATAAGTTTCATCACCTTCTCTAACGAGTTTTTTATCGCCAGTTACTCCATCAATATTACGTGGTTTATTTTCTAGTTTAGTTTGCGTATTTGCTTTACTATCTAAATCTTTAACTTTACTATGTGAACTATTTAATGCACCGACACCACTACTTTCTGGTGGTGTATAAGATTCACTATATACATTCTCACCATATTTTCTTTTATTACCTGGTAATGCTTTAGCCATTATTTTACACTTTTGTTTCGATATACTATTTGCATATCGTTAATCTCAAAATCTTGTTGATCTGTAGCACCTGCTAATTCCAATCCAAATGTTTTAACTTTTTTAAATGCAGAAGTAATACCTCTTATTTTAAATTTTGTTGTCCTGTTAGACCCGTCGTTGTTACCAGCTAATGTTCCTAATGTTACACTAGTAAAAGCAGAGCCATCTGAAACTCCATCATTGTTTACTCCTACATCAGTAAATCCTTTTACTGTTATGTCTTCACCATTCTTATAACTTATATATACTGTTGTTATAGTTTTATCTAGACTTGGATCATCAAAAGTATATGCTGGTGTTTTTAAAGATATAGCTGTAGTTGCTGCACCTTTTAATGAAGGTTCTGGATTCCAGTATTTTAATTCAATATCATTACCATCTTTTTCAAACCATACTAATTTACCATCATTAGTATTAATAAGG